CTGACTGACGCCCTGCTGCAGCACGCCGTTCACCTGCCGGATGAGGGCCTTGCCGGTGTCGTCGATGAGCTGCTTGGTCTCCGGTGCAAGGCCGTTGTACAGGGTGGACAGCACCCACTTGCCGACGGACTGCCAGTCCTGCTTCTTCACCGCTGTCACCAGCGTGTCGAAGGTGCCTAGCACGCCCTTTTCGGCTTCCTCCTGCCAGCCCTTCGTCAGGCCGGAAAAACTGTCAGCACTGGCCTGTTTGATGGTTTCAGCAACGGATTCGGTGCCGTCGGCGGCAATGGTCCTGGCGCGCTCCACCGTCACGAGCATCCCGTTCAGCACCTCGGTCTGCGTCTCGGTGATGACCTGCTTTTGCTGGGTCGTTCCGTCGGTGAGCGTCTCGGTGACAGTTTTGGTGTTGGTCTGGATGCCGTCCACCACAGCATCAAAGGTCGAAGTGACCGAGAGGGCCGTCTCGCGGACGGTCTCCATGGTCTGCTGGATGGTCTTCTTGCCGTCCGCGCCGATGGTCGTCACCGTCTTGATGTCCTTCAGGAGGCCATTCACCATCTGGCGGCTGGTCTCGGTGATGACTTTTTTCTGCTGACGCGTGCCGTCGGAGAGGAGTTCGTTCGTGGTCTGGGTGGTGCGGGTGACCTTGCCCAGCATTTCGGTCACGGTGTCAGAGTAGGACTCGACCGCCGACGCTGCCTTCTGCGCGGCTGTCTTGGTATTCTTGCTGGATGCGGCCGCCGCGTCGCCGGATTTGGTGTAGGCCGGGATAGCGATATCCGCCATATCCTGGGCACTGTCGGCGAGGTCGGAGTTCGCGCCGATCCAGTCATTCAGGCCGGAATCATCGCCGCTGGCGGTCTCGGCCAGGTCGAGGCCTGCCGTGACAGCAGTGGCCACCGACCCGGCACCGGTCAGACCGTTGATGAAGTTCTGGATCGCGGTTTTTGCCAGCTGGAACAACTTTCCGGGCAGCTCCCACAGCCACTTCAGGGCGCTGGAAAAGCCACCCTTGAAGGCCGCCAGCAGGCTGGAGCCCATGCTCTTGACACCACTTGCGATGTGGGTGAGCAGGCTCTTGCCGATGTTCAGCCAGTTGACGGCCGAAATGACCGAGAGCACCGCCTGTAAAATCTTCTTCCAGTTTGCCAGCAGGTCGGGCACCGCCTTGCCGATGCCCACCACCAGCTGCACGATGAGCGAGACGCCCTGCGCAAGGATCTTGGGCATGTTGTCGTTGATGATGCCGCAGATATTGATGATGATATCGGGCACATAGGCGATCAGGCCCGGCAGGCCCGCGATCAGTCCGTTTACCAGTTCGGTGATCATGTTCAGGCCGGCATCCACGAACGAACCGGCGTTGGCACGCAGCTCCTCGGTGAAGGAGAGCAGCTCCGGCAGAGCATTGGACAGAAAATCCGGGATGCCCTGCGCAAAGCCCTCGGCCAGCGAGTTGAGCAGATCGGTGCCGGACTGCAAGATCGTCGGGACCAGCGTATACACCAGCTGCGGGATACCCTGCAGCATATTGCCGATCATGGGCAGCAGGTTGCCCTCCAGGAAGGTCTGCGCCGTGTCGGCCAGCGCCTGCAGCGGCTCTGTCAGGTCGGCACCGGTGGACCAGTCCGCCAGCACATTCTCGGCAGCGGCTTTCATGGAAGCAAAGCTGCCGGTCAGGGTGGTGGAGGCCTCCTTGGCTGTGGTGCCGGTGATGTCCATCTCGGTCTGGATGACGTGGATGGCGCTGTACATGTCGGCCAGGTTGCCCAGGTCGTAATGCACGCCGGAGATCTTCTCGGCGTCCTTCAGCAGGCGCTGCATTTCAGCCTGCGTGCCGCCGTAGCCCAGCTTCAGGTTGTCCAGCATGGTGTAATTCTGCTTTGCAAAACCCTGATAGGCGTTCTGGATGTCCTGCATATCCGTGCCCATCTTATTGGCGTTATCAGCCATATCCACCATGGCCATGTTGGCCAGCTGGGCTGCAGCATTGGTGTCGTGGCTTACGCTGGACAGCAGGCTGGCTGCAAAGCTGGTGGTCTGCTCCATGTAATCGTTGGCGGACAGGCCCACGGTCTTGTAGGCCTGTTTGGCGTTGTCGAACACGATCTGCTGGGACTGCATCAGGGATGCATATTCATCCTTGACCTCGTCCACAGACTTGCCCACAGACTGGGCGTATTCTTCGATGCTGCGGCCGCCTGCGCCAAACAGTGTTTCGATTCCGCCGATACTCTGCTGCAGTGCACCGCCCATGTTGAGGGAGTCCGAGATGAGTTTGCCGATGCCTGCCGCGGCCACGACCTTTTTGATCGTGCCGACCAGCTGTGCACCGATGCTCTGGCCGGACTTTTCGCCCAGGCCGTCGGTCTCCTCGCCGAAAACGTCGGTCAGCGCAGCACGGATGCCCTGCGCCGAGGGCACGATCTGCACATAGGCTTTCGCCATTTCAATGCCTTCCGACATTGTCAACCACCTCCTTTCAGCGCCGCAAGAGCGGCATCAAAGTCTTCCGGGCTGTCGTAGCTCTGCACATTGCCGTCGTCTCCGGCGGAAATGCCCATCAGGTCGGCCACCACAGAGGGCGGCTTCGATGCATCGCTGTGCAGCCACCAGACCACCTGAGTCAGGCGGTCGGCGGCATAAGCCTGCAGCTCGGTGGCAAAAGGCACGGTCCGGCCATGCACCCGCATCAGGCTACGGCTGTCCTCCGGCAGACCGGCGGCCAGGGTGGCCGCCAGACGCAGCGGCAGGCTGCGCCAGCTCAGCACATGGTAATACTGCGCAAAATCGCAGATGAGGGCATCCTCGTCCGACGCGATCAGTTCGGCGAGGATGCAGAGTTTTTTCCGGCCTTGAAGCTGGTGAGCAGCTCATTCAGCGCCTTGTCGAGGGCACTCATGGGGACAATGCCCTTCTCATTGCGCAGGTGGTCGTACAGGCGCGCCTTGTTCTCCGGCGTCAGCATCCGGTCGCGCAGGACAAAAAAGGCCGAGGGGTCCTTGCCCAGCCTGGTCATAGCTTCGATCATTTCCGCGTCGTCCAGGAAATTCTCGTCCAGCTCGATTTCAAAGCCATCGTTCGTTTTTGCAGTGATCATGCCTGTGCCTCCTTGTTACTTGCGGTGTTCTTGACGGACTGGGTCACGGCCTTGCTGCCGCTGGCAGACTGAGCTGCTTCTGCCGCGATGATGTACTCGTAGTGGGTGTTGCCCTTATCGTCCGGTACGGCGGTGATGGTGGTGTTGTAGCCCACCGCACCGTTGGAGTAGGTAATGTCGCCCACCGCGGTGACGGCGGCGTCCGGGATGACGATGCGCTTGAGCGCGCCGTTCTTCATGACCATCTCCACGACCCAGGAGCAGTCCTTCTGCTCGGAGGAGTTCGCTTTGACCGTGATGCCGGCCTCCAGTGTGCCGGTGACGTTGTCGTCGCCGTACACGGACTTCAGCACAGCCGTGCTCAGTGCTTCCAGCAGGGTGTAAGCGAAGGTGTCGGGCTTTTCGGTCTGCTGGGTCAGCACGGTGTCACCGCCCCAGGCGGTGGTGTTCTCGCTGGAGGGCGAGTTCGAGTTGGTCAGGCCGTCGCTGGAAATGTAGCCCAGCGACTGGAAGGCTTTGTCCAGCTCAGACTTTGCGTCCGTGGGCAGCGGGGTGCCCAGCGGGGCGCGCCAGACCGCGCCGCCGACCTTGGGTTTTGCAGCAGTTACGTTCTTTGCATCCATAGAGATACTTCCTTTCGTCAGTAATGTGTAACAGAAAAAACGGCCTGATATCTGGGCCGTTTGCGTGTGGTATCCGGGAAATTGTACTCAGTGACAAGGTCGCAGGAGACGATCTCCGGCAGGGTGTCGGCGCTCTGCATGGCCTGCACCACAAAATAGCTCAGCTGAGCAGCAGAAAAGTCGCTGCGGCCGTAGGACTGCACCGCCAGCGTGGCTGTGTAAACGCCTTCGTCGTGGCTATCACCGGTCTTTTCCAGGATACAAAAATTGTCGGAGGGGTTCTCCGGCATGGACATGTAACAGGGAAAAGCATTTTTCCGCAGGTAGTTCAGGATGATTTCTTCGATCATTTCTTTCTCTGGTAGCTCCTCACGGTGATCACTCTGCCGTCCTTCAGGTGGCGCTTGTGCTCATGCACCACCGCACCGGAACGGCTGGAAGAAACGGCTTTCAGCAGCGTGTTGTTGGCCGAGTTATCGTCATAGGCTTTCTTGGAGACGGTCTCCACAACGGCCACGGCGCGGGTCGGGGCTACATAGGACTCGTACCCGCCGCCGCAGCGGTCTTTCACGGTGTCGGCGCGGTCTTTGAGCACAGCCTGCATCTCCGGGGAGCGCAGCAGTGCGCGGACACCGGGGCTGTTCAGCTCAATGCGGACTTTACTCATAGCGTTCGACCTTCACTTTCTTGTTCCAGTCCAGCGGTGCGAGTTCCTCAATGTACTGCTGTACGCCGCCGTAGGTACGCCATTTCTGGCCAAAAAATTCAACGGTAACATCACCCCAGACATGGGTGTCGCCCTTCGGGATGCACAGCTCATAGGCCAGATGGTGGCCGTTCAGCTGCAATTCGGTCGTTACAGCGGATGCATCTGCCGGAGTGACCAGCACATTCTCCACCGTGACCGGCGTTTCTGCGTAGATGGGGTCATGGAAGCGGTCCTCACCGGTCTGGGTCTTCTCGTACAAGGTGACAGGAATGCCCTTAATCCACGGCATAAGGTTCGATCACTCCGATCCGCTGGCGGCGCAGGCCCAGCCGGGCCAGCTCCGATTTTTTGATGAACAGGCCGCCGCCGGGCACCAGAAAAGAGCCGGAAGCGGAATACCCGCCTGCCGACTGGGTGAACTGGGTCATAGGCTCCTGATTCGTGCTGGTCATGAGGGTGCGGGCCACCACATCCACCGTGACGCTCTTGGCTACAATGGCCAGCGACGGGTCAGCAGCCACAAGGGCAGACAGGTCTTTGCCAACCTTGCGGGCTTCCACATCCAGACTGGCCGAGACCACCTCCAACAAGGGAGAAGCCCGGGCCTGTTCGGCGGCGGTCATGGGACGCCACAACGCCGCCAGATCTTCCAGTGTCGCGTAGGTCATTCGGCGGCCTCCGCTTTCTCCTTATCGGTCTTGGTGGTTTTGGATGCCTTGACCGGCTCCCAGTCACCGCCGGAAATGCGGCAGGGCGTCTCGATCACCGCGCCGGTCTTTTTGTTGCGATACTGCATGATGACTCCTCCTTATGCACTGGCCTTGATGTGAGCGAACGCGGCGGCATCCAGGATGCCCCAGCCAATGTAGGCTTCGCCGCGCAGATACACCTGATTGTGGCCCTTCAGGTCGCCCAGCGTGATATCGTTGTCAGGGTTGCCGTACTGGATGACCTCAATGGGGATCTCCTTGGCATAGCCCCACTTGAAGCAGTTGGTGAAATCGCCTACCAGCGCACGGTCCAGGCTGGAGCCGGAGGACAGGTTGGAGGTGGACTCGACGCGCAGGCCGTTCACCTCGCCGGGATTGGCACCCCAGGCCAGCTGCGGATACAGCTTTGCGCCGTCGGTGGTGGTCTGGGCGGCCAGTGCACTCTTGAAGCTGGGTGCCAGGATCATACCGGTCACGTCGCGCTCTGCGCCCTGTACCAGAGCAATGGCGGCTTCCACGTTGGTATCGGGCTTATCGCTGGCCGCAATGGTCACGGCCTGCGTGACCTTTTTGTCGAAATGATTGTCGCCGATGACAGAAGATGCCGTGCCGGTGCGCGGATTGACGCCGTGAAGGGCCATCAGATCCAGACCCTTTGCCACCTTCTTTGCGAAACCATCCGCGAAAGCTTCCAGAACGTTCATCTGGTACTCCTCGGAAGCGTACAGGAATTCATCCGACACGCGGGCACCGTACTCGACCTTCAGCGGCAGAATGGTGATGGAATCCACGGTCGCACCGCCCTTGGTCTTGGCACCGTTCTCAGCCACAATGTCCACTTCCTTGTCCAGCGTGAAGGTGAACTCCTTCATGCCATTGAACGGAATGGGCGTTGCGCCGCAGAGCTTCGCCAGCGCGGATGCGCCGGTGGTCTTCTGGATGAAGCCGGGCACCAGCTCGGCGGGAAACAGGGAACCTTTGCTCAGAATATCAGGCATTGTAAAATCTCCTTTAGTCGTTGTTCATCAGCTGGTTGGTGAAGGTGCGCAGGGCGTCGCGCGTGCTGCCGCCGCTGGGGTCCGGGTCGCCGCGCGACGGTGCACGCGGGTTCTTGGGCTTGAGCAGCTTCAGCAGGCTCTGGGCGTCCTTGCGGATATCAGCCTCGGTGGAGCCGTTCAGCCGCGAGGACATCTCGAACGGCAGACCGACCTCATGGGCGATGCGGGACTTGAGGGCGTCCGTCTCGTAGGTCTGGATACGGGCATTCAGATCTGCGTTCTGCGCCTTCAGGTCGTCGTAATCGGCATAGGGCGCGAGACGGTCTGCGACCGCTGCGTCGAATGCTTCCTGCGTGGTAATGGGTTCAAATGCTTCTGCCATAGAAAAACTCCTTTCGTTCTGGCAAACAAAAACAGGCCCGTGTGGCCTGTTAATAGCTGGTGCGCTGGCGGCGCTTCGCCTTGCCCTCGGCGCATTGCCAGTGGGCAAGGATGACGCTGTCCAGCAGTTCGATGTGGCCGCCCTCGGTCAGGGAACGGTAGCCAAAGCCGCCGTTGGAGCCGATGGCCCGCTTTTCGCAGTTGGAAGCTGCCTGTGTAAGGCCGGGCTGTCCGGCGTGGCACAGGGTCTTTGCAAAAAGGGCCTGCTCAAAGGCAGCGTTGGCCGTGATGGCCTGCTTGACTGTTGGAAGGACGGGTGCCTTGAGGTGTGCGGCTTTCATGGCGTCGGCCAAAAGCTGCTGCCCGCTGGCACCGTCCACCGCCACGGCGGCGAGGTCGGCTTTTGATAAAAAATCGAGGAGCCACCCACTGCCCGCCCGGGTGGGGCGGCAGTCGATGGCTTCCACGAAGATGGTGTTGTCTTTGGTGCGGCACGCGACGGCCAGCGCACAGCTGGTGCCGTCGGTGCTGAACTTGATGCCGGCATACAGTTTTCCGGTGAGCTTGGGCAGGACATCTGTTTTCAGTTCATCCCACTCGGCGCGGCTGATAGCCGATTTGAGATTGTAGCGCAGCCACAGGCCCAGACGCTGGATGTTGAAGTCGATGGGGTCATCGCCGATTTCATCTGCCACGCTGCGCTCGGTGAAGATGGTGCCGAGACTGGGGTTCGTGCGGTACCACGCTTCCACGTCGTGGGGGTCGGTCTGCTGCTCCACGCTCCATTCGGCCCAGCCGGTATTCTGGGTGTCGCCCCGCAGGGCAGCATTGCGCATTTTCAGGAACACCGTGCCGGAGGAGACCGGCGTGGGCGGGGTGCCGCAGAACAGGGTCTGCGGGTTCTCGCTGTCGGTGACCACATACTTCAGGGCGCTGGCCTGATCGTCGGTGTATTCCTGTGCTTCGTCTACCACCAGCAGGTCGAAGCCCTCGCCCAGACCGCCCTTGGAAGAACGGGTGCGGAACTCAATGCGGCCTTCACCATCTTCCAGCTGGATGTGCTCGCGGCCCACCGCCTGAATGGATTTATACGGGATCTTCGCCTTGTCCAGCAGATGGCACAACCGCTCCCAGGCAGCCCGGGAGGTGGTGGTGCGGTGGGCGGTGTGCAGGATGCTCTCGCCCTGCTGCAGGCCGTACAGCTCCCGGATGGCGGCGATCTCGTTTTTGCCGTTGCGGCGGGGCACGGCATAGCCGAACTTGGTGTGCACCCACAGATCATCCTCGTTGCGGGCAAGGATGTCATACAGGAGCAGCTCCTGCCATTGCTGGGCGGTGCGGCCGGTGGTGTTGTACAGGTCGATAGCATCCTGCCCGAGGGTCTTTGTGTAGGGTAGCACCACAGCGGCGGTAGGCGTCTGACGGCCCAGCCGCACATCGGCTGCCTGTTTTCGCGTCCGCGGCATGGTGGGCTGGCTTCCTCCTTCTTAGATATTGACGGCAAATCGAAAATATGGTATATAATAAATAGAGGTGCGCCTCCGCTATATGGTGGGGGTTCGACACCTCTATTTTTTTGCAATAAAATGCTGAACGGTGAGCAATGTATCTTTGCATATAACAAGGATATCCACGTCTTGCGTTGCGCTGGCAGTCAGCCTTTTTCGAAGAACTTCTTTCAACAAATCAACAGAAATCGTGTTCTGCCCATAGTTCAAGATAATGCCACCAGGATTCTCTTGAATTTGTTTCAGCCCATGCCGGACAGCACTGTTTGCGGATTTTTCGGTGGACGCTGTTTTTAAATCCCAGAGCTTTCCGTTCCAGATATAGTCCGGTGTCATCGCCTTATAATTATTTGCCTCGTTCAACAGCACAATGTCGCCGCCCAGATGGTCGTGCAGCCATTGTGCTGTTTTTACTTCATCGGCATGGCGCACCATGTCATAGCCGGTGTCATATGTAATGGATCCAATGCCTGGCGTGGCTGCCCGCAGATATTCCGGCAGGACATTCTGCAGCGGATCTTCTTTGGGCAGGCGCACTTTATTCGGAAGCGGCGTTTCCGTGAACTCTCTGCGCGCCTGAAGAACTTCCGGCTCCTCTGTCCATGTTTTGTTCCACACGTTCTGCCGCCTGCCCTCGCCGGGGTCGTATTCTACCCGGCAGCGGCAGCGCTCGTGGCGGCGGTAAACATCCTTCGGCACATGCGGGTAATCGTAAGTCCCGGCCAGTGCGCTGCACCACTTGCAGCAGTGGCTTTCGGCGGTGCGGATGACCCGGGGCTGCAGCCCGGCCTTGCCCTGAAACGAAACGTTCTTTTCAAGGGTGTCGTCCACCACCATGCGGGAGAAGGTGCGCACCGGTTCATCCAGTACCCACGCCGCATCCTTGAAGCGTTCTGCTTCGGACAGCTTATTCAGCAGGCCATTCACAGCGTCGGTGTTGAGCGCGGCATGCTGCGGGGCGATGCCGATGCCCGCCTGCTGGTTCAAAGCCAGCTGCACGGCAGCGGAAGCGTCCGCGATCAGGGCGTGGTCTTCTTCCAGCAGCGGGCGCACGACCCGGTCAGCAATGTTCCAGTAGAGCTTTCCGTCCGGCAGAATGTCGGCGGTCAGATTGCGGCGGAAGGCTTCGGCCAGCGCCGCACCCACACGCTCGGCATAGTCAGCAGCGGCAGCATAGGTATCGGCAGCAGGCGCTTCGTCGCCCAGCAGGGAGAGAAAGTCAGCCCGGATACGTTCCAGCAGCGCCGGGGCGATGTCTTTTTCGTCCATAGGCACCTCAGTTCTCGGTGCGGATGCCGGTCAGGTCGCGCAGATTCTCCTTGCCGAAGTAGCCCGGGATGGCGGTGTTGATCTTGCCCACGGCGTCACCGATGCCGGACAGCGTGGCGGCGTCCGGCTCGAACACCGGTTCCCACACGGGGCGGGTCAGGTAAAGCTGCTGGCGCTGGTAGGCAAAATCATCCCGCACGCAGGCAGCAAGGTATCCGGCATTCAAAAAGCCGCTGCCGAAGGTGCGCTGCGCCTTGCGGGCGGCTAGGCGCAGGCTCTCGTGGCTGGATTTGATGGCTTCGGCGCTGCTTGGATTGTCGGTGACAAAACCCAGGTCATCCAGCGTCAGGCCGGTCTCACCTGCGAATAGTGCAGCAAAGGTGCGCAGCTGTTCGGTGTAAGGACTCATGCTCTGCTGGGTGAACTGGCCCACCACCGGGTGGTCGCCGTCTTCGTCCTTTGTGATCTCCAACAGGCTGGAAATGGTGGCTTTCCATTTGTCCAGCTGGTCGGCTTCGTTGGAGGTGCCCAGCACATATTTCTGCGGGAAGGAATAGAACTCGGCGCTGATCTCGCTGCGCTTGAGGGTGCGCAGGGCACCCTGCTGCAATCCCATGCAGGCGCGGGAAATGCGGCTGTGCCCGAAGGGACGTTTTGCGTCCGGGCGGTATACGATGGGCACCAGCAGCGGGGCCGGTGCAGGGTTCGTCACCTGATACGGTTTCTCGCCTTTGGGGTAGTACCATGTACTGCCCGCGGTGAAGTAGGCTTCCAGCGTGGGCGTGCCGGTGTCGGGAGCGCTTTCCAGCACGGCATAGCCTTCCTTCAGCAAGCCGGTCACATCGTCCATCACACCGGTGGCATTTGCGCCGTCGATGACCTGCATCTGCGGGAAACCGCTGTCCTCATCCTTGTGGATGTACACAAAGCAGCAGCTGGAAATGAGCGCGGACAGCACGGCACTGTCAAACAGCACATCCGCGTTGTTCATGCGATAGATGGTGTTCAGGTCGAAGTTATCCTCCCGGAATTCCCGCCAGACCAGACGGTCGGCCAGCGTGTCCACAGCCTTGCCGCACCAGCCCAGCACTTCCGTGAAGGAGCGGAACTCCGGCGGCGTGACCATACCGAAGTCTTTGACAGCGTTTTTCATCTCATAGTATTTGTAGCGGGTCTGCACCCGCACCCGCTTTTGCAGCAGGCGGCGGCGCAGGTAGGCCATGCCTTTCAGATCGCTCATAGGGCGGAGCTTCTCCTTTCGCGAGAAAATATTCACAGTACGGTACGGGAAGGTCAGAGGGCACCCGGGGAGGGGGATATCCCCCCTGCCATGGCTTATGGTTCTGCTGACCTTGCAGGCCGTCTCAGTGGCTGCGGTAAGCTGTCCAGTCAGTACTCAGCGGCAGGGTCAGGGCGGCGTCTGTGTCCGGCTCGGCCTGCTTTTCCACAGGTGCAAACAGCTTGTCACTTTTCTGCCGATTGCACCAGAAATGCGCCAGCTGCAGATTGGCAAGGTCGCTGGGGTGGCCGCCTTTGGCGACTGGGATGATGTGGTCGATGCACGGCGAAAGCGGATGTGGAAACTTATAGCTGAAATCCACAGGCTTGCCGCAGATGCCGCACACCGTTTGCGTTGCATAGATTTTTTTCTTATTGCGCTCGAACGCCAGTCGGTGTGTACCGTCCCGGTCCGGGCGCGTGACAGCCTTTGGCATGTGCAGCTCCTTGTGGTCGGATGGCCTGCCGTCTCTCATGGGGAGAGGGACTTTTGCAGATGGGGGTGTTTCAAAGGGAGAGGGATAAAACGCCCCCGAGGTGCTTTGTAGGCCCGGGGTATGAAAAAAGCCGCCCATCAGGACGGCTCGGAAATGTTCAAGAAACCCGGCTGGTACATTCAGGCTGTTGGTCGGTAGGTGATCCTCTGTGTCAGCCGGGCAGCACAAAGCCCGCAGGATTGAAGGGAGTAAACCTTTCCTGCGGGCTCTTGCGATGATACTATTTTACCATGAAATCAGAGACATGTCACTGACGTCGTACTGACGTTTTACTGACATCTGTTACAGTTCCAGAGTGTCCACACCTTTGCGGTGGTGGCGGTAGACCTGCCGCACGCAGATGTTCATTTTCTGTGCAATCTGCTCCCAGTCTAGGAAACGGAGATACTTTAGCCGCAGCACCTCGTAATCCTTTGGGTCGTCTATATCTTCCAGCCGGGCCATAAGTTCGGCGTGGAGGTCATCACACAGCATGATCTGTGCATTCAAAGCCTTCTGAGCACGCTCAATACGTTCTACGGTTCGTGCCAGGCTTTGTCCATCGCTGTTACCGCCTGGCATTCCGGTTAACTGCTGCGTGGTACAGCCGGTATCATGTTCTGCTTCATCTAAATCATCTCGCAGGTGCTTGGCCTTTACCATAGCATCCCCGTACCGACTGAGCCAGCGTCTTTTTTCTTCGTAGGTCATTGGACTGCATCCTCCTCTTTCAGTTCTCTGGAATGTGGTTTCTCAGCCACATCATGCTCATGTCGTGGTCGATAAATTCCATCATCAGGCCGTGCTTGATGCCGCCGCCCATATAGGTGTAGATCAGTTCCATGTCATCCTCTGAAAAATCGGTATCCAGAAACGCGTTAACACCAGCCAGCATAAACTCATGGAATCGCCGGTTTCTCCACTCCTGAGAGTACGGTTGCGTTTTGAACGCAGGACGCGAAAGCCATTCAAGGACTTTCGCCTCAACGTCCTCAACCGTCTGGCAGTTGTTGAGCAGAAAATACTGGTTTGTGCGCGGATGGGCAATAAACTCGTCTCGGGCATTGATAAAGCTGCCGGGAAAGCATTCAAGGAGTTTTGTGCGGGCTTCTTTCATGTCAGCCGTGCTCTGACGTTTTTTCTCATCCATTTTTGTTTCCCCTTCCGTTACCACCCCGCCGGGCCGTCCTCATGGTCTGCGGGTGTAAAATCATCCTCATTGTAATTTTCGGACGGATCAGGTGCAGGCTGCCACTCATGATACTGCGGCTGCCACCACATGGGCACCCGGCCTGTTTCGCCCTCTCGGTTTTTGCTCACTCGCAGGCTGACCTCAAAATAATCATTCGGCCCCTGCAGGCGGCGCTCTCCAGTCACCTCGCTCTCGATGAACACAACAGCATCCGCATCCTGCTCAATGGTGCCAGAGCCGCGCAGATCTCCCAGCGCTGCCTTTTTGGCTCCACCGTTCCGGTCGGTGCTGCGGTTCAGCTGCACCAGTTCCACGATGGTGATGCCAGTTTCCATGGCCAGTTCTTTCAGCTGACGGGTCACGTCTGCCAGCCGCTCATACTCCTTGCGGCCCGGCTGCGTGTCCGCGATCAGGCCGATATGGTCAATAAAGACGATCCGGGGCCGGTACTTCATGACGCGGGCACGGATATCGTCCACGGTTATGCGGGTGCCGTCATCGTAGATCATGCCGGTGTGGCCCTTGATGAGGGCAAAAGCGTTGTTCAGGCTCTCCCGCTCCTCCTCGGTGATCCTGCGGTCTCTCAGGCGGGTGCTGTTGATCCGGGTCAGCTTGGACATGGTTCTCATCATCAGCTTGCGCCGATCTTCTTCCATGGTCAGGTAGTAGGTCTGCGCGCTGTTGCTCAAGCGCAGGGCCAGAGCCAGAGCAAGGTCCGTTTTTCCGTGGCCGGGGCGGCCTGCCAGCACAGTGACCATCTTTTCCCCGAACAGGCCCAACTCGTCCAACTCGCGCCATGCCATTTTGACGCTGGTGTCCGGCTTTTGCAGCCATTGCATGGTTTCGTCCCAGACCTCGGAAAAATCCTTGACGTTTGCGTCCACGCTCTCCCGGCGCAGGTGATCCTGTACTTTCAGGGCCTCGCCCATATCCCTGCAAATGCTGTCCGCGTCCGCTGCACTCATGGTCACGCTATTGGCCAGCTCCACCAGCAGGCGCTTGCGGTAGTCCTCCAGCACAAGGGCCTCATAGTCCTGCACATGGCTGACGGTGGGCACAGTTTCCACAGCCATTAAGATCAGCGGCCGGAACCCAGCACCCAGCATTTTTTCCAGTATCACGGCATCCACGTTGTAACCGCTGTCCAGCCGTAGCTTGATGGCTCCAAACAACTGCCTGTATGGGCCGTCCTCAAACATGGCCGGTGTCAGACGTTCCACGGTGGCCTTGCAAGCCGCCGGGTCAAGGATCGCAGCGCCGATCACAGCCAGCTGATGCTGCTGCGCTGTGGTGATCTTGCTGGCACTCATGCACTCACACCCCCCAGCAGATCCGCAAGGGTCATATCTTTGGTGATTTTGCGGGGCTTATCCGGCGCGGGCTGCGCAGTATGTATCGCCGGGGCCTTGTCCACAAAATCCTTGACAGCAAACACACCCGTCCAGCCGTTTTCGATGCTCTGGTTCAGCATTGCAATGGCGTACCCAGTGCGATCCTGAACGCCCGCCTCGTCAACCAGCCGTTTGATGGACGTGCAGATCTTCTTCGCCACCAGAGGCGTCCACAGCTTTTTCTTGTCCTTCTTGGCCAGCTCGCGCCGGTGCTGGTCAAAATCCATCAGAGCGTCATACAGCCCGCCGGGGCCGCCGCGGGAAAACTCGTCAAAGACTTCGGCCACGGTCAGACCGTCCGGCTCCTCTCGCGCCCCTGCGCGGGGTGTATTATTATTAGCTTTCTCTTTTTCTTTCTTGGGCGACAAATTGTCGGGGGTCTGACCGACAACTTGACGGGGGTCTTCACGACAAGTTGTCACCGGTGACATTTTGTCGGGGGTGACAGAATGACGGGGGTCTTTGTCGGCAGTTTCCACTTCGGGGCGAAGCGCTGTATACCGGTTTACCGATACACCGTTCACAACTTCCTGCCACTTGCGCAGCAGCCCCTTTTCTTCCAGCGCGGCCAAAGTCCGCTCAACCGTGCGGGTGCTGATCTCATAGTAATCCGCAATATAACGGATGGAGCCGTAATAACATCCCTGCTCGTCCTGCGTAAAACCCCAGATCAGGCAGTAAACATCCAGCTCGGTGCCTTTCAGGTGGTAGTCAGAGATCATCCAGTGCGGCTGCACGGTATAGCTTTCCTGTTTCACGCTCATGGGTTATCCCTTTCTGTCAAAACGGCAGGTCATCACTGTCGTCGATCACGGCAAAATCATCCACGCCACCATAGTTGGCGGGCGGGTCAGCCTTGGACCATGCGTCAGAGCGCGGTGCGGCCTCGCCGCCGTCAGCTACTTTTGCGCTGCCGGTGCCCTTGGAGCCGCCAAAGTTGATGTTTTCGGCCACCACGGCAAAGGCGGTGCGGTTGTTGCCGTTCTTGTCCTGATAGTTGCGGGTCTGGATGCGGCCATTGATGGCAATCAGACTGCCCTTGGAAAAATACTTGCAAACAAAGTCAGCCTGCGCACGCCATGCCACGATATCCACAAAATCAGCCTGCCGCTGTTCACCCTGCCGGGCAAAGTTGCGATCACAGGCAATGCGGAATTGGCAGACATTCACGCCCGCCGGGGTGGTGCGGAGTTCAGGGTCAGCCACAAGGCGGCCCATGATAGCTACAACGTTAAGCATTGAGATAGTCCTTTCCAACAGCGGCCATCCACGCAGCGTGTGCGCCGGGGCCGTTCTTTTCTTCATATTTTTTCTGAGCCGCCGCTTTCAGCGCCCATGCAAGCCCGGCATCAAAGTGGGCCGAGTAGCCCGGCTCATTATGGTGCCGATGGCAGAGCCAGACCTTCAGGCCGTTGCGTTCAGCAAAGGGCCGCAGCGGGCCGGTAATAACGTGGTGTTCTTCCAGTCCGCTGGCGGTGCGGACATTGTACCAGCGGCGGCAGATGTAACACTCCTTCTCTGCCTGCATGATGCTCTTGGCCATTATGGCTCCTTCCATTCCTGCCAGTAGGCAGTCACGATGGGATCATTCACGCCCATCTCAGCAAGGCGGTCAAAGATCCCGTCAATCAGATTTTTCATTTCGCCGGTGGTGAAGGTGGAGCTGCCTTGTGTGCATTTGACCGTGCAGCGGTTGCCGTCCAGTATCTCCACCACATGGACAAGCCGATAGCAGCCGCGCAGGATACTCAAAGCGCCCGCCGGGACTTCCAGATAGTCCACCTTGGCCCCGTACTTTTCCAGCATCTCCAGATAGCAGTCCTCCGGGGTCACGCCGCCGGTGCGCCCGGCGTTGTAGGCGTCGGCCATGATGGTGAGCAGCGCCCACATGAGCCGGTTCTGGGATGTACTGCGGCCCTTGTGCTCCAGCTCCACCGTCAGGGTCAGGCGCAGGGGCTGCCCGTGCGCCAGATCGTCCAGACGCTGGATGATCTGGGTTTCCACAAATTCCGCGGTGTTTTCCACGGAGACCCGCCGGGTGGCAGGGTCATACACCACCGGCAGTCGGCCGATCACTTTTCCCATGTGGCTTTTCGGCCTTCTTTATCGACAAACTGCACGCTGATGATCTCGCCGGTGTCCGGGTTCCGCAGGAACTTGTCCACGGTCAGCGCAGACGCCAGCTTATAGCCCACCACCTGCGGCGGGTCGTTGGGTTTGCGTCCCGGCTTCTGGATTCCGGCAATGGGCACCTGATCCGCACGCAGCACGATGGACGGTAATGCCATCACATCGCTGCCAACGCCCCACAGCTCTGCCGCTGCCACGAAACTGGTTTCTTCCTTCCAGCGTTCCGGGCTGCCCGGGTGTTTGCCTTCCAGCGCGGCGGCGTCCTTGAAGCAATAGTCCCGCATGTACGGGTTGAACACGCCCACGGCGCACCAGAGGCGACTGTCCGCAAAATAGCGGCGTTCTGCCCAGCCCAGCGGGCCAAAGGTCTCATTCAGGATGCTGCGCACAGCGGACGGCTTCGGCATCACGAAAAGCTTCACGGCGTCTTTTGAGATTTCCCGTACGATCACCACAGCTTCAGAGGGGTGCATCTGGCGCGGCTTCGGGCATTCTAAGGTAAACTGTGCCGCCTGCGCCGCCGGGCGCTCCTGCGCGCTCTGCGGGGCCTTGCGGCGGGGTGTTGTTGATTTGGTCGTTGCCATTCGATATCACTTCTTTCTGTGTTTTGTACACTGGCAGCGGCTTTTGTTTTACCTCCTGCCGCCATTGGAGGGCTGTCTGGTTCCAGCAGTCACCGACACGATTTTTTAACTATTTATTACCGGGTGCGAATCTTACGGTTACAAAGGCACCCACCTTCTGACGCGCTAGGTTGTTGCGGATTTTTGTTGCTAGTGCTGCTCTCTGCACATTACCGGTCTATCAAGGCCCACCGGAGTCCCGTGTGGCCCCAATACCACACATCTTGTCACAATGAGAGAGGCTCGACATGCGGCCTAATCAGATACGGCTGATTCGGTCGGTTTTTGCATCTCAAAGGGGGTGGCAGTGGCTTTTGTTTTACCTCCTGCCACCATTGGAGGGATAGAGGTGTCAGTCTAATGCGACATCAAGGATCCGATCACTCTGAAGGATATAGCGGTTGTGCGCCGCTGCGATCCAATACACGATCATCGCAATGTGGCTCTGGTGGCTGCTTTTAACGGCAATGAATCCAAACGGCTTTTCGACCTCCAGCATATCGGCGGCCACATCATCCTCGACCTCAAAACACGCCACGCCCTCCAAAGCATCCGAAGACGACAAGTGTTCATGATAGGTATAAGTAACAGCAAGCGTTTTCATAGAGCATCCTCCAAACATGTGATTTCGTAGATGGAGTTATACAGGTAGTGCCGCCCACCCCGCAGGTATTCCAGATGCTGCAGCAGCATTTCCAGCGCATACAGGGCAGGCGGCGGATTTTTGCCCTTCCGATGGAAATCCAGCCAGTGGATCAGATCGCCGTACTGGCTCCTGTCGATGCGCAGGGCAACAGAGGCCGGAAAGGTGTGCCCATAATCATCTGCGGCATAGTAACTCACGCCAACGTATTGCAGAGAACTGGAGTTCGTGGTATACTGAGGGTGCAATTCTTTTGTGTTGAGCTTGTCCGTGTTGGCGCACGGGCAGGCCCTTTCTTTTTGCCCAATCATAAATTGAACAGCTTAGAGAGGAAAGCTGCCTCCTTGCCGGTAAATTCTTCTTTGCGTTCAGAGGGTTTCGTTTTATAGCGGGCAATGACGGCAGATTTTACGCTGTTTGCAAACCCATCAGCTGCCTGCTGCAGCTGTTCGTCCGTCAGATCGGGGATAAGGCTGTCAACAAACGTTTCGATCAGGGCCACCGTGAGGAACATAAGCCGGTCAATCCGCGGGCCCTTCCCGATAAAGCTAACTCCAACGTTATCTCCAATTTTTTCAATGACAATCTTCATGGCGTTTCCTTCCTTTTCCTCTGGTGCGCGGCGGGGGCAGTTCGGCCTCACGGCGCTGTATATACTCCCGCTGCATGATGTATTTATGCGGTTTCTTGGGTTTCCGGGTCTGAGTGTGGGCATAATGCGCGGTAAATGCGGCGGCACTCTTATAGCCCAGCCGCCGGGCCACCATGGCAGACGTGCCGGATGCGATCAAGTTGCCGGTCTTAGCATCCCAAACGGTATACCAATAGCAATAGTTGTAAAAATCAGCCATTGCCGCGCTCTTCCTTCATCAGTGCTATGAGGCCGTCAAGTTCCTCGGCAACAAGGTCATAAGTTTCGGCCCGTGCCTTGCAGCTGGTTTTCACCGGGGCAGCGGATGCGTCCAGCAGGTTTGCGCTGTTCGTGTTGCGCTGGGCGAGCCGCCTATACTGCCGGTTCAGGCTCTCCGCGTATTCAATCGCCGTCATGCCCATATCATGCTCCCCGCCGGGCATCGTCCCGGCTCTCGGGCGTGGTCAGACTGCTGTGCTGCTTCAGGGCGCTTTGCTTGTAGTCCTCGCCGGTGGCAAGCATTCCGCTCACGCTCAGGATCAGGCCACCGCCCAGTGCAGCGAGCACCCACGGTGCAGCCTTGACCGCCGCAGCTGCTTCCCAGCCGCCCCTCATGATAAGCAGGTGAGCAATGCCCATGTTCAGCCAGATCAGCACCCGGGCTGCACCCACGCCAGCCAGAAATGCCACGCCGAAAGTTTTAAGATATCGTTTCATTGTCCTTGTCCTCCTCAGGTTCCACGCGATCCAGCAGATCGGCGGCATTGGTTACGATCGAAATGAGAGCGCCCGCCGGGTCATCCGATCCGGCAGCCAGTGCGGCCAGCAGGGCAACGCACAGTTTCGATGCCTCAAGTCCCACACAGTTGGTTTCAATCTGCGGGTTTCCATCCTCACCATACGATACGCGAATATAGCTCTTGTTCGGTTCGCTCATGCTGCACCATCCTTTCATGCTCCAAAGCTTACCAGCCTGTTCGACTTGGCCGGATTCTTTTTGGCTTTCTTGGCTCGAATGGCCCATGGTTTGATAAAATAGCCATACATTTCATCTGGCGAAATACTCAAAAGTTCGCCGATCACAACAATTTCATCCACTGGAAAGGGCGCTTTCCCGTTCAGCCGGTTACTTAACGTTGCCGGGCTATACCCATTCAGCCTACGGGATATTGCCGCCGCAAGCTCTTTCTGGTTGTATCCTTTGCGCTCCATCAGCTGCTGCAGCTCAATGTAAGGTTTAATCAGCATCGTGCTCTCCCCTTTCGTTTAATCCGGGTTGAAGGTCTGGAACCGGCCATCCTTGCCGTTTTTGAAATCTTGCAGCGCTTTGATCTCCTCCGGGGTGAGCTCGGTGTCCTCGTACTGGCCGAGGCGCTGCACCAGTTCTTCCTTCTTGGCGGTGCTCCAATAGCCGCTCTTGATGCCGCTGCACCGCGGGGCCGTCAGTCGTTCCATGTGCCGTCCTCCATTTCAAGCTCCCATTCGTCACAGATGGTCCTGCACACCGGCTTAGGAAAACCGATCAGATCCTCACCCTTGGCGGCTGCCAGCAGCGCGTCACCGTTAAGGAGGCAAATACCGCCGCCCTCCCACAGATCTGATGCCCGGCCATTGTACGGCAGGCCGCGCAGTCGGCCCTCCTCGTTGACGATCAGGTCAATGCCGTCCACCGGCTCCCGTGCCCACGATGCGCCCAGACAGCTGGCCGTTACCTCAATAGGGCCGTCCACCAGCTCCTGCAGCGTTTCCAGTTTGATGCTGTCCCCGTCATCACAGGCCACCAGCCTGCACGGCCCATCCGCCGGGATGAAAATAATATAACGTTCCATGATGTATCTCCTTGTTTGATGTGCCTTCTTGCGGTAAAATGATTACAGGAAGGGATGTGGGATGTATGAATTTCTACGAGACGCCTAACAGTGCCCGCCGGGTAAACGACGTGATAGGAGATCAGACCAGGCGACGCAATGAAATGTTTGCTGCTGCACTTGAGGAAGGTGCGCGTCAAAGAAAAATTGACAATGCGCAACTTGACTCAGCAGAGGATCTTCGTAGAATGCTTGAAATGATGGAAGCCGACCAGAAAGAACAGGCCGAGGAAAATAAGAAAAATAGAGAACTGGCTCTCAAAAGCTATAAAGTTTCCCTTGCTGCTGCAATTTTTGGTGGTGCATCCTTTTTGGCTGCGTTCATAACGCTAGTCTTACAATGGTTAGGATAAGCGCAGCGATTTGAAATCCCAGTGCGATGCACTGGAAGAAAAGTGCTAGCCTCATCAGCTCCGCCGTTGTCCGGCTGGAAAGCCATTCCTTCCAGCCGGGCTTTTTGTTGTCCATGGGGTTCACCTCCTTGTGCACACCCCATTCCTGCGGTAAAATGGAGAAAACAGGAAGGAGGTGGGAATTATGGATGAACAGAATTTTATGGCTGAAATCGAACCGACTCTTCAGCAAATAAGCGAAATGGTTCCGCAAGAACAGCTTTTGGCCAGCGCAAGAGCAATAACTGATGCTTTGATTTCTGCATTGGACTTTGACAGGGATATGCTTATGAACTCGATTCAACCTGCACTGGAAGAGATATCAGAGCTCATGCGGACACAAACTCAGGATATGGCACAAAACTTGACGGCTCCTCTGCTGGAAGCTTTCCGTTCTGTTCCACCAGATGTTTTGGTTTCGGCTGATGAAGCCAAGACATTAGTGGAAGAAGTAAAGCCGTACCTGCCATTAGAAGCGGCAGCAGCTATTGATGAAAAAGTTACAAACGCTCAAACGGCCAATGCAAAAGTTCCTTGGAGCAAGATCAAAGAAATAATTTTGTTTGTTGTTGCCATCTGGTCGTTGCTTCTTCAACTCAACCCGGACCCTCAAACAGAGATTCAAGCCGAAATGCTTGAACTGCAAAGGCAGGAGGCCGAACGGTCAGAGGAATTTCGTCAACGTACTGAGGAGCATTTCGAAATCGTTGAGGATGCGCAGGAACGAATCGCTCAAGCTGTTGAGATGCTGGTAGATCGTTTCGTCGAAACTGACGATGAGAGTTATAGTGTCACTGATCCGGTTGATTCTCAGAACATTTCGGAAGATTGTGATGCTTTGCAGGATCAAAGCAACCGTCAACCATGATGCCTGTCGCTTCAAACGTTTAATTTCGTTTTCCATTTTTGTCCAGCGTTCCGGTTCCAGCGGTTCGCTGGGCTTTTTGTTTTCCATGGGCTTCACCTCCTTGTGCCAATCTCCGTTTTGCTGTAGAATAGAAAAGAAGAAAGGAGATCCGCCCCTTTCAGCTTTTTTCTGTTACCACAGCAACATTGCCAGCCCAATCCGTTGTTTCAACAACAGCTTTACCCTGCCGCTCTTGTACCGCTAATACAAGGGCGGCAATTTCTTTGGGCTCGCCAGTGATTTCAATTTTCATCTTGTTCACCTCCTTACTCGCCCAGCGGTTCGCTGGGCTTTTTGTTGTTGTCCATGTGGTTCACCTCCTTGTGTGCACCTCGTTCCTGCGGTATAATGAGAAATACAGGAGGAATAAGACGTGAAATACTTTTTGACTGCTTTTTTTGCAATTCTGGTTTACAGGGCTGTTTTTTGCGCATCCGGCTACGCCAGAGTTGTCTATTATGAGAAGAAATACAGAGCGTACTTAACGGATAAGGGAGAATTGTTCACTCTTTACGCAGCACCAGTCAAAAAGCTGTTCAAGCAGGCTCACATTTCAGCGCCGATGATCCCGTTCAGCGAACCTGTCGGATATGGACAAGTCATGACCGCAAGTGCATCTGTTTTTGACAACATGGCAAATAAACGGCAGGACACGGTCTGCCATATGATGAACAGCTTTATTCAGGCAAAAGGGTATTTTCGGATGAGCCTGTTGGAGTGTTTTTCTCCACTGCACTGGGTTCAGTTGCTTTTCTTTCTTCCTAGTAAACTGTGCGAATACTTGGGTATCTCTAGCGACAAGATTGCAATCAAGGTGTTTCAACTTGTCTACTGGGTTTTAACTCCGCTTATCCTCTGCTTCCGCACACAGCTCTATAACTTCGTCATCCAGCTGCTTCAGCAGACGTAAAATAAACCGGCTCAGATAAACCAGCCCTCTGGCATCTACCTTTTCGGCGGATGCCATATTTTTTTGAGCATCCAGCAGATTGTCCAGAATCTTGTCCGTATAAATCTTGCGACGTGTTGCTATCATCCATATCACCTCCGTATGATTTCACGGTGCACTCCTTTTTGCGTCTAGTACGCTAGACAA